ATGTTATACAGCTAATGCGTCTTTTGGAAAGCGCCTTTGCTGGCCTCGTTGGTAATTCTTTCAACAAGGCTATCATCGAGTTTGCGACTCGTGTAGTTATATTTATTCGTTCTGTATATTATGATTATAGTATTTCTAACATTGCTACCCAATTTTTCCAGTTATCTGGGACTTGTTCATTTAAAATGTTCGTTGGTGAGCTTCCTTCTTCTGCTGATATTTATTCCGCTTTTGTAGGCACTCTCGCAACCCTCGCATCCTCTTTGGCTGCATGTAAAATAGTTAGTCAAAGCTCGGCCACTCTTAGTGACGCCAAGTCTTTTTTGTCATCTCTCCTTACAAGTGAGGTGGCTACTTCCGTTCGTAACCTCGTAGCAGGTCTCGTTCAATACCATATTATTCCTGGTGTCTCCGCGAAGCATTTTCGGACCCTCTTTGGTGAGGTTCCTTCTGTCTCCGTTTTGGGTCTTCTTGAGTACGTAATTGACGCTTTAATAGTCGTCTTTCGTGCAAAGGAAAGTTCTGATGCTGGTTTGCCTATTTCGCAAATCTTCGTCTCTACTGACCCTACTCAAACTTTTTTCGAAGAGTGTTCCGACCTCCTCGTGAAGCAAGAGTTAACTTATAGTGGCATTCCCGTTCCTGGGAAGATTTGCCGCTTTGATTATACACGACGTCTTTCTTCGGCTGTTTCAGCTGGGGAACTTATTCTTAAAGGACTTAGTCCTGCTCAACGCAGTTATGCTGTTGTGCGTAAATATCTTACCAGTTTGCAATTAGTGCACTCTAGTTTTGTTACGCGCATGTCAGCCGAGCGGCGTCAAGCCCCCTTCGCCATCGTGTTAGTCGGACCTCCTGGCATTGGCAAAAGTTCTATTCTGGACTTTCTTTGTCATGTCCATAGTGAGGTCAAGGGTCGGGTTTATCAACCCTCCCATATGTATCATAGGAATGTAGGTGAAGATTTTTGGTCCGGTTACGAACCATTGTCCCAACCTTACGTCCACTATTCAGAG